TGCCGCCAACTGTTACGGCCTGGCCTTTGGTCAGATATTGGGCGAGGGATTCGCCGCGCTTGCCGTAGATGGAGCAATTCCACCAGATGGTGGGTTTGTCGCGCCCTTGGCTATCTGCCACGCTAAAACTCGTGATGGCATCGCCATTTGGTAGAAATCGGCTTTCGCAGTCTTTCCCTAATTGGCCGGCAATGGTGATGTTGTTCATGCTGGATTCCCTTCGATAAGTTTGGCTTTCAATTTGTCGTAGTGCGCCTTAACGCTCTTGTCTTGCTTGCTCTCGCGCCATGCATGGGCGAAAGTTTCCTGCAACTCGCCCACGGTCTCGGCGACGTCCATAGCGGCCAACAGCGCCATTACGTCAACCTTGGCGGCTACCAGTTTAGGCTGTGGCTTCGCTGCCTCCTGTCCGTCATCGTCAGCCTGATACAATCCAGTGATTGCGGCCAGCGCATAGCGGCGCGAATATGTGGCGGCACTGCCGTAGCCCTGTGCATCGTTCTTTTGCAGCGGCACGGTCATTTCGTCCTCGATCCATTCACCGGAGGTATGCAGCAAGCGCGTGGACAGCGCCAGGAAGCCAGGATTGGACGGACTGAAGGTTTGCATGAACACGATGCCATTAGCGTTCAGCGGGCCTTTTATGGCCTCGATGACCGATTCCAGGTTGGCATACGTGGACTTGAACGCCGGGTTCTTGCTGTCCTTCGCCGCAAAGGTGATTTCTTGCTGCGCCTTGAGTAGCGCGCCTGCTATGTTGCTGATGCTGTCGGATGTTTTCATCTGCTCTGCCTAGGTGGTTGGGTGAATCAAAACGGGATGGTTCCAGCGTCTATCTGCTGCTCGCGCTCCATGCGCTCTTGCTCGGTCAATTCTGGTGGCGACCATGTTCCGGTCATCACAGCACCTTGCACTCTCGCCCACCGTGCGCGCTCTGCCTGCTTGAACTCGGCCAGGCGGTCGGCGGCGTCTTGCTGTAGTCGCTTCATAGTTGGCTCCAATTCGCAGCGGCAACCGCAATACCGATCACCGCGTAAATCACAATGGCAGGAATCCACGAGGATTCCATGTACTCGAAGATGCGTTCGCCGATACTGCGGCGCGTGGGGATGCGTGGGGTGGATTTCATAATTCCTTTTCGTTTGCAATCTGCATATCGATCTTTGCAAGTCTTTCGGCGCATTCCAATTCGGTCGTGTGGCGCAGCGCTTTTAGTGCAAGCAACTTTGTTGAGTACATAGACCGCCCTCCCTGGCTTGAAGTCTGTTTCGGCGGCTCGGAGTCGATCCAGCCCGTTGCATGGCTTACAGGGGAGGAAAGCGCGTGCATTGCGCAATCACGACCAAATAGGAAGCCTCGTACCTCGCCATTCCTTGGAGCCGGCACATCGGGCGCAACAGGCTCGCTCCAATTCAGCGCACGCGCTACGATGACGGCTTTCTTAGCTGCGTCGAACTCGGCTTGCTCTTTCTTGTTCATCGCCATTACGCCCCCACCCACAAGCCGATGCAGCACACGACCAGCGCGGCAAGAGCGACCGCGCCCTGGTGGCGGTCGGTCCAGTTCATGTAGGCGGTCATGCTGACACCTCGTGGTCGCCGATGTTGTTGCAGTCCTCGTCTTCCCATTCGCACCAGTCAGGAAAATCATCATCCGAAGCTGGCGCGCCGTACTGCTGGAAGCACTCCAATCCGCCTACGTTGCTGTAATCTGGCGTGACGTTGTTCTCGAACTGGAATATGTCATAGTCGGCCAGAACGGCAATCAGCTTCTTTGCTTCGGCTGGTGTGGATACTGAGACATGGAAAACTGCACCCATGCCAATTTGCGGAATCCACCAGACGCGCAGATCGCCTTGCTTCGGGGCGCTCACAGGTGGCTCCCGCGCACAGCCTGCACATACGCAGCCTCGCTAGACTCGACGCAAGAGGCAATCCATGCAGTAGCGACGACCGCTACTATCGTGAACAGAATGGCGGCGCGGATCATGATGCTGCCCCGGTATGTGCTGCTGTCTTCATGCTATTTCTCCCTGTAATTAGTGAATTCAGTACGCCCCGCGCCGCTTCTCAAACGGCCCCTGCATCGCTTCGTGCTTGCAGTCGGCCGCAAAGCTACGCATCGTTGGATTCGTGTCGTCCTTGAACGTCAGGTACTTGCCCATGTTGTCCAGCTGCGAGCGCGTGAACAGCTCAACAATGTCAACCGTGCCGCCTACCAGCGTGACGCTCTCGACCGTGTAGTGCTCGTCATCCTCATCAGGCAGCGCGCCGTACAGGTCCAGAAACAGCGTGTCGGTGTGCTGGTATGCCTTGCCGATCAACTGGCCGGAGAGTGGCGGGGCAAAGTAGGCTTGCTTGTTCGGTGTGTTCATCGTGTACCCCTATCCTGTTTAAAAAATTCCCAGCCAAGCTCCCGTCTAATCTGCTCGGGCGTCGGCGGTGGTTTCTGATCCACTTGCCGCTTCTGCATCCAATCCCTGACCTGTTGCGGCGTTGGTTTCGTGTACATGACGGCTCCTGTGAGCTACATTAGGTTTCTGCGCGCTCGGCTGGTTTTGCCAGGTATGCATCGGCTGCGCGACTGTCAGCCAGGCGCTCGGCTATTTCTTCGGCACACATTGGCGAGGCAGGCATCTTGTGAAACTTGGAAGCGGCAAGCGCCAGGCTCTTTGCGGGAAGGTGGGAAAGATCAATCATTTCAATTTTCCTTGGGTGGGCTGGCTATTACAGTCCGACCAGGCGAGCAAGGTCGCGCTGCATGCGAATGTCGATGACAACCAATGTCGTGTCGGCTACGCCTGGTTTCTTGGTGCGGTTGTACAAGCTGATCCGGCTTTCCGAATGGTCTACAGCAGCTTGCTCGCTTGTATGTGCGCGGCCACCGTTGACGATGCGAAGGTTTGCGATGTGCTTCGAAGCAACGTCGCGCGCTTCGCTTTTGCTTGCTGCGCCCTTGACGACCACAATGCTGGCTGGTGCGGTAATGTCGCCATACGACTTGCTGTTGCCGAATGCCTAGAAGGTAAAAGCTTTCATGTTCATCTCCTGGTTGTCTGTGGTTCGTTGTTGCTGAACCGATAGAAGAATGATAAACGATTGTTTATCGCCGCGTCAACCACTGTTTAAGAAATTTGCGAAATAAATTCAACCACACAAAATAACAGGTGTTCATGTCACTTGACGCGATCTATAAACACGTGTTTAAATAGCGCATGGACAAATCAAATAAACTCACCGAAGCAATCGACCTCTTAGGAGGCCGCCCGGCGTTCTGCGCTGCGCTCGATATCTCACCACAGCGCCTGTGGAACTGGATCAAGCGCGAGCAGACTTTGCCCGCCGAATACTGCCCGACAGTTGAGCGTCTGACTGAGGGCAAGATTCGTTGCGAGGACTTCTGGCCGGCTACTGATTGGGAATACATGCGGCAGACAAACCGGCTCCCTAAATCAAGGGCGCGCAAGAAGCAAGCAGCAGCTCACATCACCACGAAGAAATGAACCACGGAAAATAGCCCACTCATCGGTGGGCGTAAAAGGAGAAGTTATGAGTAAAGCACAAGAATACGCAGTAACGAAAGTGCTGGCGACGGCTGATAAATGGCTCGACCGTCGCCAAGAGACGCAAGCATTCAGTAAAGGCCCGCAGCGTGACCGCGTTCGCTCATTGGGTCGCTATGAGGTTGCCGGCGAGGCGCTTGCCAGCTCGGTCGAAGAACTCCGCAAAGTATCGAAGGTGAACCAATGACAAATCAAATCGTTTCCCGCGCCACTATCCGCGCACGTGCTCGCGCCGCTTTCGATGGCGGCAAATCCCGCGACTCGCACGGCATGAACCCCGGCGCCCTCGCTCTCGTTGACTGGCTTGCTGAGTACGACCGCTGCGCCTCCCAAGTGTCCAACTTTACGCCAGCCGCGAAGATGCGTGTTGATGTGGCGCAGGTGGCATCATGAGCGCCGTGAGCAATATTCGGTATGACAGCTTGGGCAAAATTACCGCAATGGCGTGGACTGACACGTATGTCATGGTGCGCCGCCCTCATGCAATGCCGTTTGTTCTAAGCATGAAAGAGTGGCGTGCTATGTCTGATATGCCGCTGATAACGGTGCCGGCATGAACCCACTCGACACCCGCACTATCAAGCGCCTGGCAGACATTGAAGCGGCCACCGCCTCCCCTGTCTCGCAAAAGGAACTTTCCGCCGCCTGCTTCATGAACGAGGTAAGCGCCGGCCAGTACCTGCGCGCGCTGATCGCTGACGGCAAGATGCACATTGCCGCTTGGCGCCTTGATGGCGTTCGCCACCGTGTCGCGCTGTACGTGTGGGGTGCTGGCACCAATGCTCGCAAGCCCAAGCCGCGCAGCAACGTCATCAACGAGCGCAACCGTATCAAGCGCATCAAAGCCGACCCGGAGGCATACGACCTCTTTCTGTCGCGGCACCGTGCGCGCTATGCAGCAAAGAAGGCTATCAGCCGTCCGAATAACTGGCTGTCGGCGCTTGGTGCCATGCCATGAAAACAATCCGCTACTACCTGGCGCACCCGTTCTATTTCGCGGCCATCGTCTTCGTGGCTCTTGCTTGGGTAATTGAAGGAGGAAACAATGGCCAACCCTAACCGCCCCGACAACGCCCGTATTCGCCCGCTGGCGAGCATTCCACATAAGGACGGCTTCCAGATAGTCGGCGTGCATCGCAATGGCTCTGAAGCGCTGCTCACTGTCTACTTGGACGGCTCCGGGTTTTATGTGGTACCAGGCTATGCTGATCTAGCAGGATGGAAATTTCCGTAGAAATAGCTTGCGGAGTATCAATTTCCGTGCGAATATTTGTTTGCCTTGGCGGGCTTAAAAATCAGGGAGCTTCTCAATGCCCCGTGGCCAGTCCTGACTGGTTCCGCCAACCCGTAGAAATACGGGACGGTGCATTAGAGAAGCTTTTTTTATGGGCGCTTCAAATGTATTACTACCAGCACAATATAGGCGACTTCGACAAGAAGACCCGCCACCTTACAAGAATAGAGCGAAGCATCTATTTGGATATGATGCACCTCTACTACACAACAGAGCAGCAATTGCCTTTGGACGTTGCCATGATCTGTCGCAAAGTTCTAGCCCGTGATGAGGCAGAGAAAGCGGCCGTTATTGCCGTTCTTGACGAGTTCTTTGCCGAGACTCCCAATGGATGGTTCCATGGCCGGTGCGAAGAAGAGTTGGCGGCATACCGTAAAACAAAGTCTCAAGCTTCAGCGGCTGGTGTGGCTTCAGCGGCTGCAAAACAGGCTAGGCGGCAACAGGCGGTCAACGGAACGTCAACGGCCGTTCAACGACCGTTCAACGACCGTTCAACGGATGGTCAACGGAGCGTCAACGAAACGTCAACGGGAAGTCAACGGGAGGTCAACCAACCAATAACCAATAACCAAGAACCAATAACCAAGAACCAAGAACCAAAGAAAGTCAAACCCAAGGCGTCGCCTTCGGCTCTGCCCGATTGGTTGCCGATGGAATCTTGGTCTGGTTATCTTGAAATGCGCAAGAAGATCAAGAAGCCTCCAACAGAGCGAGCGATCGAACTCCTGCTTGCTGCTTTGGATTCAATGCGTGGTTCCGGTCAGGACATTGCCGCAGTTCTCGATAAATCGACCATGGCGAACTGGGTTGATGTGTACCCGATCCGTGATGACCGAAGGCCGCAAGCAGGTGCACCACTAGCAACGCAATCACGGCATAGCAACTTTGACAAAATCGACTACAGGGAAGGGATCGAAGATGGACGGATCACATAACGCGCCTCTGATCGCGCAGCACGAAAAGCAAGATGAGTGCCGATTCCATGGCGTCTTCACTAGTAAGGGGTTTACGCTTGGAAAGAAGACACACTGGCTGAGCTGCCCGGAGTGCAACCAGATCGCCTTAGAGGCAGAAGCAGTAGCGAAGGCAAAGAAGGACGCCGAGGACGCGCAAAAGCACTTGGAAGGCAGGCTTTTGCAATCCGGAATTCCGCTTCGCTACCGCTCGAAGGACTTCGCCTCGTTCGTTGCTGATAGCCAGGACAAGGAAAAAGCGCTCACTACGGCGATGGAGTTTGCGCATAACTTCGACCAGCATTACCGGAGTGGTACTGTCGTCGTGTTCTCGGGAATGCCCGGCACTGGCAAAAGCCATCTTGCTATCGCCATTGCTCAGGCTGTCATGGACCAGCATACGGCGCTGTACACCTCCGCCATCGACGCCGTACGCATGATCCGGGACACATGGCGCCGTGGGTCAGACAAGACGGAAACGGAAGTGCTTAACCTGCTGGCCGGCGTCCACCTGCTGATTCTTGACGAAGTCGGCGTCCAGTACGGGACCGAAGCCGAGCAAGTGAACCTGTTCGACATTATCGACAAGCGCTATCGCGACCTGATGCCGACGATCCTGCTCACAAACCAAGGCAAGGCGGGCTTGAAAACGTTCCTCGGTGATCGCAGCTTTGACCGGCTGCGCGAGGGCGGCATCTGGGTAACGTTCGATTGGGCATCACAGCGCGGCCAGGTGAGCTCATGACTGCCCGCTACCAGTACATCAACTACGACCGCTCGCACGCCTGCGCCGAACTCATATTTCGCATGCTGATGACTCGCCTTCGCTGCCGGCTTGGCGCGTACCTCAGGGAAAGTAAGCGGAGGTGTCCGGTATGAACACTTACACAATTAAATTTATGGCGAAGTGCCCGAATAATGATGCGGTTATCATCTACGCGCTTTCCATCGAGTCCAAGGTAACGATTATGGTCGAGGAAATCATGTCAGTTGTTGATTCCTTGCCTAGAGATGGATACCACGAAGATATTGCGGACTCACTCACTCAGGCATTACCAGGGCGCCAGACTTTGACGGCTCATCATCATGGTGTCGGTATTGAAACTGTGCGGGGCGGCGTATGAAATCATTGATCCGAAAACTGTTTTGCTACTTAGGGTTCCATTCGGCGGTGTGGTCTGACATGAACGACAGTGGTTGCTGGACAATCACATGTCGCCATTGTGATGCAAAAGAATCATACAGTCATTGGGACGGCCGCTAATGACGATCCACTACCACGGCACGCCGATTACACCGCGCCCCGTTCTTGAGGAATTGCCGGGGCGTTCCTTTTGCGTGTCAGCTGCCCGCAAAGATGACGTTGTTTGGTGTCACAAAAATGGAGAAGGTGTGATGCTCGATAACGGCGCCTTCACAGCTTGGACCAAAGGCCGCGTGCCAGACTGGCCAGACTTTTATGCATGGTGCGACAAGTGGCTTGCATATCGCACCACCTGGGCAGTTATCCCGGACGTAATCATGGGCGATGCTGAGCAAAACGACGCGTTAATTAAGCAGTGGCCGCATGGACAGCGCGGCGCGCCAGTCTGGCACATGCACGAGCCAATCGACCGGCTCAAGCGGTTGTGCGACGAATGGGAACGGGTTTGTATTGGGTCATCGGCTGAATATAGAGTTGTTGGCGCGGACAACTGGCATCACCGCATGACTGAGGCAATGAACACAATATGTAAGACTGGGCGCGTGCCGGCTTGGTTGCATATGCTACGCGGAATGAACGCAGCGCGGTGGGGCTACCCATTCGCCAGCGTGGACAGTACCGACATTGGCCGCAACCATAGCAACGGGAAGCGCACGGCGCGCGAAATGGCCGACAGGTGGGATGCAATACAGTGCTCGCCGTTCTGGGAGAAGAAATTTTATCAGGCTAACTTATTGGAGGCCGCATGATGAGTGATTCGAAAGATCAGGCGAAGTTGTGCGTCCATTGCAATAAAACTCGCCCGAAGCACAATAGGAACGACAACTGTCTCACAGATAATGCAGACCTGTTACAGCGTGTGATATTGCGGACGAAATTCAAGGCGATGCCAACAAAACAGGAGGCCGCATGACGCTGCAACGTACCGGATTACGCACCGTGCCGAGCAAAGAGCCTAGACCAGCCAAGGGGCCACGGATGCGCAAGTGCAAATCATGCCGTACACCGTTTGCACCGCGCAGCATGACTCACGATGCGTGCTCGCCTACTTGCGCTGTCGTCGTCGGGCAGGCAAAGCACCAGGCGCGCGAGCGCAAAGCCGACAAGGTACGGAAGGCGGCACTAAAGACGCGGGGCGATCACGTGTCGGATGCTCAAATCGCGTTCAATGCGTTTATCAGGATGCGGGACCAACTCGCCGGCCACGCCTGCATTTCCAGTGGCAAGCCGCTCGACTGGTCCGGGAACAACGTCGATGCCGGCCACTATAGGAGCCGGGGGAGCGCGCCCCACCTACGATTCGATGAGCGCAACTGCCATGCACAGAGCAAGCAGGAGAACCGCTACGCATCTGGCAACGCTACCGACTATCGCATTGGCCTGATTGCCCGTATCGGCCTTGCCGCTGTCGAAGCGCTGGAAGCCGACCAGACGCCGCGAAAGTGGACCGTCGAGCAGCTTATCGAAATCAAGACGCACTACCGCGCAAAGCTTCGCGCACTCAGTAAGTAACCGCCCATTCTGGCAATAACGCAGCACAAGGGAGATAACAAAAATGACACCACAGCAAAAACTCAAACACATGATCCTCAACCGCTTTATCGGCTTGACTCTGCCGGAAATCACGGCTGAGAACATCGATGATATCTACGGAAAAGTCGAAGAAGACGACGAAGACAGCATGCAGGACCTGCGAAGCGAAGTGCGCGGCGGCGAGATGGAAACGAATATCCCTGAGCCGCATTCCCGCCACTACGAAGCGCAATCCGTCGCCGCCAAAGCGCCCGATGGCTCATGGATCGGCTGGACGTACTGGTATGGCGGCGGCAAGCACGGCGAACCGGAAGCGGTTGAATGGATGGAAGACGCCTACGGCCTGACCTGCACGGAAGAAGAAGTCATGGTTGTGCAGCGCACGTTCACCAAAGTCTGATAACCACCCCGCCGCGCACTCACCCTGCGCGGCACATTGAAAGGAAGATATGGAAAACGTAGCTCTAGGATTAGCGCTTGCAGTTTGGTTTCTTTTTACCTTGTGGCTTAATTCCGAGCTGCGAGAAGCGCGAAAGGCCCTTAAAGCTGAAACTGTGGCCCATATGCTGTTGCTGTCGGCGGCAGAAGAACTCATTAGCAAGTGGAATGAATCAACCAAGGACCGCCATGACCACGCCTGAAATCATCGCATTAATCATCACCGTTATTATCTTCTGCTTTGCCGCTTCTATCTTCATGGGCAAATTCATCAAGGCTGGCCGTGGCGGGGATGACGATACCGCTGCAACGCACTATGAGGGGCGCATGTGATGAAATAACACAGTCGCGTGAGAAATCGCTCGACAGCAAGAGTGAATATCTGTAATCTAACTTTTGTGGATCGATGGCATGTAGCTCAGTTGGATAGAGAAAACGCTTGCGGGCGGGAGGTCGTGGGTTCGAGTCCCACCAGTCGCCTAAATCCACAACTATTTCACGCGCGGCCTACGCGCAGAGCCTGTAATAGGGCCACCTTTCAGACTGAACCGCAGCAGTCTACGTGGGCATGCGGAAGTGGAGCGCGGAGCCGGTGCAACGGTAGGACACATTCGCGCAACGTCGATAAGAGAACGGCCCGCCTAGCTAAAAACTGCGCGGGCCGCTTCTGTTTAAGTGATATCATACGGCAAGAATAAACCTCAATCTCGGGAGCCAGTATGGCCGCAGGCCCATTTATCTTTCCAGACAAAGCTAAGCTGAACATGTTCAGCCCAACCAATCTGCTTAACCCGGCGAACTCGTTTAAGTTGGCATTGGTTGCCAGTGGATGGACGCCGGCCAATAGCACCGATGAAGTCTTTGCGGATGTAACGAACGAGCTTTCGACCGCAAACGGCTATACGGCGGGCGGGATTGCGCTTGCTAATGACGCGCTGACCCAAACGGCGGGCGTTGTCAAGTTCACGTGCGACCCTGCCGTATGGACTGCCTCTGGCGGCTCGATAGCAGCTTGGCGCCGTGGTGTCGTGTACGCAGTCGGAACACTCAACGGCAAGGTGAATCCAATTGTCGGCCACTTTCTGGGCGATTCGACCCCGGCAGATGTGCCAGCAACCACGACCGGCAACACGCTGACCGTCACACCGAATGCACTTGGAATCATGGGAGCAACCTAATGCCTACACCATCTCAGCTGGTCCTGATCCGCGCCGCTATCGATGCTGACCCAGCACTCAGCAGCATGCCGCAGACCAGCAGCGGCGCCGATGCCATCGCGACCGCGCTCAATGCACCGGCTAACCCTGCTTTTATCGTGTGGCAGTCCAGCACATCGGCGCAGGTCATTTTCGACGCCGTAAGCTGGACGAACATGACGCCAGCCGATGCGCCGGACGGCACCACACTGTGGACCAATCGCGCGCTGGCTTGCCAGGGTAAGCAGTTCAACCTGCAAACGATACTGGCCGGCCGCGAATCGATTAGTTCGAACAAAGCCAGCATTCGTGCGGGACTGCAAGACGCACTGACCAGCCTGCCGTCCGGTGTGGGCGGCGTCTCGCGCTCTGGTGGCTGGGCTTCCGTTCAGACTGCGATGCAGCGCAATGCCACGCGCGCAGAAAAGGCACTGATCACCTCTGGAACCGGCACTGCGGGAAGCCCTGGCAATCTCGGCTTCGAGGGGCAGTTGACGTATGTTGACATTCAAGATGCGCGGGAGCTGTAATGGCTAGCGATATCAAAACCAAATACCCGAGCACAAGCAGTGTTGCTATCACCGCGACGGGTATTGCTTCGCTCGCGTCGGATACCACGCTGCTGTCCGGCTGGGAGTTGGCAGCGGTTGACAACACCGCCAATCTCGATATCGACCACCTTGTATCGGGCATGATCACCACCGGCACCACGCCAACTGTAAGCACACGCATCGAAGTGTGGGCCTACGCATCATGGAAGACCGCCAGCGGAACGCCAAGCTACCCCGATGTGTTGGACGGCACCGATTCTGCTGAAACGCTGACAAGTTCCAACGTAAAGAATGGCATGTTGCGCTTGGTAGCATCGCTGACAGTGGACGCTACCACGGCGCGGGCCTACTACTTCGCCCCGGTATCGATTGCCAGCCTGTTCGGGGCCATGCCCAAGTTTTGGGGATTATTCATCGTGCACAACACCGCTGTTGCGCTCAATGCGACGGGCGGCAATCACGTGATCGAGTACGAGCGCATCCAGGCGCAGACGGTGTAAAGCGTGGCGATGCTACTGCCAAGCAGGCGAGCGCGCCAGCCGCAACAGTCGCCGCTTATTGACTGGTCGAACCCGGTCACGCGGGGGCTGGTATTTGCGTGGGTGCCAACTTCTGACGTACTGCTAAAGTCGGGAGTGCCAACCCGTGGCGCAGGGCCGCAGGGCGTCAATCTTGCCACCAACGGAACGACCTACGCTTATAGTAACTCCGCGCCGCTGTTCAGCCGCGACAAGGGCGCGACCACTGCCCTTCTAACGCCGGTCAAAACAGCAACACGTGGGACAACCGCCATGAGCTGCGGTCAAGTCGCCAGCGGTAATCCATTATTTATATTGGGTCAGCATGGGACTGCCAACTATGTGCAATTTCGCACGCGCGATATTGCTGGTGTTGACTCTCCAACGTCAGCAACAACGCTAGTCGCAGCGTGGGCGAATGGCGCGCCTTGCGTTGTTACAGGGACGCGCTCACAAGCTGCCGGCTTTCAACGTGCTTACGCCGCTGGCATTTTGAGCGGCAGTGTCGCCGTGGGCACCGCCAGCGCAACAACATTTGACCGTCTTGCTGTCGGCGGCCTACTTCGGAGTACTTTTTCGCTGGGTTGGAACGGCGCAACGGGCCTTGTGCTGATACACAATCGCGCGCTTGGCGATCAGGAAATCGCATCGCTTGCGGCGAACCCGTGGCAGGTATTCCGCTCGCAGCAAGCGCTGTATGTCGGTGACACGGCTAGTGGAGCAACGGACACCCAGGTCAACCCGGACGCAGGAAGCATTGCAATTACAGGCTATGCGCCAAGCATCACGCAAACGGCGAATCAGTCGATAGAGCCAGGCGTTGGAAGTGTGGCGATCACCGGCTATGCGCCAACGGTGGCACAAACAGCCAACCAGTCCATTGCGCCAGGTGCTGGCTCGATTGTACTGACCGGCTACGCGCCGACCATCGCGCAAACGACGCAGCAAGAGATATTGCCAGGGTCGGGAAGCATCACGATTACCGGGTATGCCCCAACGATCACGCAAGGCATCCCGAGCACGGCAAACGAATACGCATCAACCATCATGCGCGCATCAGTGACCAGCGCGTCAGTAGCAGCCCTGAGCGCCACCACAGCGGCCTTAGGCGGCACGATGAGTGCAGCAGAGAGCCAAGCAACCATCATGCGGTCAATCGCCGCTAACTCTGCTGGTACTATGCGGGATACAGCAACTAATCTAACAGCGGGGATGCTATGAACGTCGGCGAATACGGAATTGCCTTTAACCTGAACGTCAGCTATAACATTAGCGCGTTCACAACATTGACGTTGAACATCACGCGACCGGATGCGACGACGATCACCAGGACAGGGGCAGACGTTACCGCGCCGGCCACGCCGCTCGTTACCAGCCTGGGCACGTTCGCGGCGAGCGAGTACGCGAAATACTATTTTCAGTCAGGCGACCTGAGCCAAGCAGGACAGTACACGGCGCGCCTGACGTTCGACAACACCGCATCGGTCCCGCCACTGCACTTGGTGTCGGATATCGCAAGCTTTACGGTGAACGTGTAAGATAGCAACAAACCGCACTTGCCCGGATGGCATGTTTAACTTGCGCTAGACGCATGAGGTAACAAAATGATCACAGCACGAATCATAGAAAAGGAAATGGAGCGTCTTTGCAACCCTTTCATGCGGATGGACACTCAGGCCGCAAGGGGTGACGCAGCAAAGCTAAGGGAGGATGTTTTAACCTCCGGCGCGATGGAAGGCGAGTTTCGTATCGCACACTGCCTGAAGTTTAGCCAGCCAATGACGACTGTTGCGCTTTAATCATGGGTAACGAAAAACAAAGGCCCAAAAAGGTTATGCCAATTTCACCAGGCAGACCTAAGGGCGTGCCCAATAAGCTCACGCAGACGGCCAAGGACGCGATTGCAGCAGCCGCGCAGGCATTGGGTGGCGCCGACCGTTTGACGGCTTGGGCGCAGGAAGACCCGCAGAACGAGCGCGTATTCTGGGGCACGATCTATCCGAAGCTCTTGCCGCTGCAAGTGACAGGCGAGGGAGGCGGGCCGCTGGAACTGAGCCTCAAGCTAAAGTTCGTCAAGCCCAATGCAGGTTGAGAGCGAAATCCATTTCCCCGAGGCGCTGGCTTTCCTGTTCGAGCCAATGCGCTACAAGATTCTGCACGGTGGGCGCGGCGGCTCCAAGTCATGGGGCATTGCCCGCGCCCTTTTGACGATTGGGGCATCAAAGCCGCTCCGCGTGCTGTGCGCTCGGGAAATGCAGACTTCTATCGCGCAGTCGGTACACAAGTTGCTCAAGGACCAGATAAGCGCGCTCGGGCTGGATTCGTTCTATGAGGTGCAGCAGTACGTCATCAAGGGCCGCAATGGGACTGAATTCACGTTCCATGGGCTGAAACACAACATCGCAAACATCAAGTCTGTCGAGGGCACGGATATCTGCTGGGTCGAAGAAGCGCAGACCGTGAGCAAGACCAGCTGGGACACGCTGATACCGACGATCCGTAAGGGTGGCTCGGAAATCTGGATCAGCTTCAATCCGTCGCTTGAGGCGGACGAGACCTATCAGCGCTTCGTCGTCAAGCCACCTAGCAACTCCATTGTGAGCAAGATCAACTGGTCGGATAACCCATGGTTCCCCGATGTGCTCAAGCAGGAGATGGAAGACCTCAAGGCCAAGGATTACGACGCCTACCTGACCGTGTGGGAGGGGCATTGCAAGCAGACGCTTGACGGTGCTATCTATGCTAATGAGGTGCGCGCTGCGACTACTGGCAACCGCTTTACGCGTGTTCCGTACGAGGAAAGCAAGCCGGTTCATACGTTTTGGGACTTGGGGCGCGCGGACAAGACGGCTATCTGGTTCATTCAACAGGTAGGCTTCGAATACCGCGTCATCGACTATTACGAGAACCAGGGCCACGCGCTCGGGCACTACATGAAAGAGTTGCAGCGCCGGCCATACATCTATGGCGATACCTGGCTGCCGCACGACGCCGACAACGAGCTATTGGCCAGCGAGCGCACGATTGCTCAGCAGGCTCGAGCCGCAGGGTTCAAGGTGCGTATCACGCCAAAGACAAGCATCGCGGTAGGCATCAACGCCGCGCGGACGATCTTCGCCAATTGCTGGTTTGACCTCGAGAAGTGCGCCGATGGTATCCAGTGCTTGCGCAACTACCGCTATGACGTTGACCCGGACACACAGCAATACAGCACTCAGCCGTTACACGATTGGGCTTCGCACGGTGCCGACGCGTTCCGATACTTCGCCGTTGCCATCAAGGAGCCAAAGAAGAAGGCGCCAAAGAGTGACGATATGCCGCAATCTGGTAGTTGGATGGCAGGATAAGACGCTAAAGTAATAAAGAAATAGCACAACGATTGATTAGTCATAAGAAACAGGTATAATCGCCTCATATTGATATATGGGGTGCGCGATGGCTGTCAAAGAGAAAACAACGAATTGCGGTTTTCAGCAGATCGCGGTACTGACCACCGCCCAACTGCTCACCGTGCCTGTCAATGCGCGAGCCGCAATCATCCACGCCGAGACGCAGGCTATCCGGTGGCGCGATGATGGTACGGCCCCAACTGCCGCAATTGGTATGCGCTTGGTCGTTGGAGACACGCTGTACTACGACGGTGAACTGTCGAAGCTGCGCCTGATCGAAGAAACCGCCAGCGCCAAGGCCAATATCACCTACGTGGCCTAATCGATGCCACAGGACAAGCTCCAGGCGAACAGGGAACGGTTTCAGGATTTCAGCGACCACTTCTCGGAACAGCGTCGCCGGATGCTGGAAGACCTGCGCTTTTCCAACCCGTCTGACCCGCAGCAGTGGGATGATGCTGTCCGCACCGCACGCACGCTTGCAGGGCGCCCGACGCTCACATTCGACCACACAAACCAATACGTCAATCAGGTAGTCAACGACGCCAGGCAGAACAAGCCGGGCATCCAGTGCCTTCCAGTAGATTCCGGCGCTGATATCCAGACCGCCGAAGTCTACGAGGGCGCTATACGCCAGATTGAATACGCCTCACGTGCTGGGATTGCCTACGATACGGCAATCGAGCACGCGGCCCGATGCGGCCAAGGCTGGATGCGTGTAGTGACAGAAATTGTCAATCCTGCTCTGAACGAGCAGCAATTGCTGATCAAGGCTGTGCATGACCCGCTATCGATCACCATTTCGCCCGAGTCATTCGAGCCGAACGGCAGCGATGCAACCGATGGGTTTGTTGAGACAATAATGTCTGTGACAGCCTTCGAGCGCAAGTATGGCAAACGCAAGGCGCAGACCTCATGGGAGCACAAGAGCGGCGCATGGGAGACTGACCGCACTATTCGTGTGTGCGAGTACTACAAGCTGCGCACCGTCAAGACCAACCGCCTCGATATCGAACTGCCGAACGGTGACACGCTCACGCTGGGCGAGGATGAGTATTGGAAGTTCGCGCAGTCCGAAGGCTATCAGCCGATGGTCACGGCGCAGTACCAGCTTGCAACGCGTTCGTTCGACTGGTGCCTGATGACTGGCTCCGATATCCTGGAAGAAACCGAAGTGTTGTCGGAGTGGTTGCCTATCGTCCCTGTCTACGGCAACGTGCTGTGGATCGACGGCAAGCGCTACGTGTGCGGCCTGACCCGGCAACTCATGGACGGCCAGCGCGCCAAGAACTACGAGCGCAGCGCACAGATTGAAATGATCGCGCTTCAGCCTAAATCGCCGTTCATCCTGCCGTTTGAGTCGGTGGAGAACTTCGAAACGCAATGGGCATCGGCGAACACGTCGAATCAAGCCTACCTGCCATACAACGCACTGGACGACAGCGGCCGGCCATTGCCAGCGCCGCAACGCCTTGCGCCTCCACAGATACCCGCCGCGTTCATTCAATCGGCGCAGATGGCCTCCGACGACATGCAGGCAGCAATTGGCATGTACAAATCGAACCTGGGCGCACCAAGCAATGCAACATCGGGCCGCGCCAAGATGCAGGACCAGCGCGAGGGCGACACGGCCACGTATCACTATGTGGATAACCAGGGGCGCGGTATCGAGCAAGTAGCCCGCATTCTGGTCAACATGATCCCGAAGTACATCGACACAAAGCGAGCAATGCGCATTCTCGGCGTGGACGGCAAGGCAAAGACGGTGATGATTGACCCGCAAGGTGCCAGCAAGCCACAGGCCAAGATGCCGACATTCAACTTGTCGCATGGCACGTATGATGTGCGCGTCAAGACCGGCCCAGCCTACGCCACGATGCGCCAAGAGGCGTCCGAAGCACTTACCGCTATCGTCGGCAAGTCGCCCGAGCTTATGAGCGTGTTGGGGCCATCCTGGGCGCGCATGCAGGATTGGCCGGATGCCGAGAAGATCGCCAAGCTTCTGATGAGCATGGCCCCGCCTCAAGTGCAGGCAATCGAGCAGGAAGATACGAGCATCCCGCCAGAAGCGCAGGGAATCGTCGCCAGCCTGAAATCGCAGATTGAGCAGATGAAGCAGCAGCTTCAAGAGGCTACGCAAGCGGCTGATGTTCAGCAGGCAAAGGTGTTCCAAGACCACGAGAACAACGAGATTAACCGGCAGAAGAACGATATCGCCATGTACCAGGCCGAGACACAGCGCATTGCCGCGCTGAAGCCGCCTGATCCTGCGATGACGCCTGAGCAGGTGCAATTGCTGGTCATGCAGTTGATGCAGCAGACCACGCAAGCGCCGCCTTTGCACCAGCCGCAAGAAATGCCTGAGCAAGAGCAGATGCACGAGCAGCAAGAACAGCTTGGCATGCCGATGGACCAGGGCATGATGCCGCCAGAACAGATGCAGGAAATGCCGCCTGAAATGGGCATGGAACAGATGCAAGAACCCACTTCGCCGGGCTTGGGCGATGAACCTAACTTTAGCTAAGGGCTAATGATGAGCGAGTATCAAGCTACTGCCGAGGACGTATCGGCTGACACAGTGGAAGAAGTTGCGGAGACCACGACTCCCGAAGCCGAAGGCCAGAATGTGCAACAGGATGCCGAAAAAGCAGCCAAAGCACTGCAACGCCGGATTGACCGTTTGACGCGTGAGAAATACCAGCTCAAGGCAGAGAACGACCAATTGCGGACGCCAAAGCAGCAGGCCGACGACGAAAAAGAACACTTGACGGAGGATGAAGTCGAGACGCGGGCGGAAACGCGCGCAAGGGAAATCGCGGAACTGAAGCAGATTGAGCAGCACTGCAACGCGGTATTCGACAAGGGCGTGAAAGCGAACAAGGATTTTGCCAAGACCTTTCAAGGCTTGGTCGATGAGATTGGCGCTCCGTTCGATGCAAAGGGAAAGCCGACCAGCACCATGGCCGCGATTCTTGATGCAGACGAGCCGCACAAGTTGATCCAGCACCTTGCCGACAACCCCGAACTGGCCGGCGAACTTGCCGAACTGTCGCCCTCGAAACAAATCCGTCGCATCGTCCAGATCGAAAAAGAAATGGGCGCTGAAGCAAAACCAAAGCAATCGAACGCACCGAAACCAGCAACGCCGGTCACCGGGGCAACGGGCGCACCACGTGAGCCTGACCCGAAAGATACTGCGGCCTGGATCAAGTTTGAGAACGATAAATTAATCGCCGCACGGCGTAAATAGGAAACATCATGGCTGACAATCTCATCACTAGCACCATCATCCTGAACAAGACTATGCAGATTCTGCATAACGAATCGGCGTTCCTGGGCCACATCAACACCGAGTTCAACGACGAATTCGCCAAGAAGGGCATGAAGGCCGGCGCGACCGTCTACCCACGCCGCCCTGTGCAGTTCCGCGTGCGTGACGGCGCCACGGCGTCGCTGCAAGACGTGAACGAAACCAGCGTCGCCGTCACGGTTGAGCCTGAATTCGGCATCGACTTCGACTTCACCGAGTTCGACCGCACCCTGTCGGTTGACGAGTTCAGCAAACGCTACATGAAGCCGGCCGGCACCCGCCTGGCCACCGAACTCGATACCCGCATCGCTACCCGCTTCTACCAGTCGGTGGCAAACTTCTCCGGCACCCCTGGCACCACGCCATCGACCGCGCTGGCCATGCTCAAGGCTGCCGCCATCCTGGATGACTGCTCCTGCCCGCGCGACGGCTTCCGCGTTGCTGCGCTGAACCCGCTGGCGATGGCTTACATGGTTGATGGCTTGAAGGGTCTGCTCAACGACGGCGGCGTGATCGGCAAGCAGACCAAAACCGGCCTGCTGGCAACTAACCTGGGCCTGGACTTCCAGATGTCGCAGAACGTGCCAACGCACACTGTCGGCCCGCTGGGCGGTACTCCGCTGGTTGACGGCGCCAACCAAGGCACCACGACTGCGGTTATCACGGAAAACCCGTACGCGGCCACTACTTCGCTGCTCACCAAAGGCTGGACTGCTGCTGCTGCGGCCCGCCTCAAGAAAGGCGACGTTATCACCCTGGCCGGCGTGTTCGCGGTCAACCTGGAAAACAAAAACGTCCTGTCGAACCTGAAACAGTTCGTCGTCACCGCTGATGTGTCCTCGACCGCTGGCGGCGCCGGTACGCTGATTCTGTCGCCTGCAATCATCGCAGCCGGTGCTTACCAGAACGTGTCGGGCCTGCCTGCCGATAACGCAGCCGTCACCGTCCTGACCGGAACCGCATCGACTGCCTACCCGCAGAACATGATTTTCCACAAGGACGCGTTCACCATGGTCACGGTCGCAATGGACGTGCCAAACGGCATGGACATGGCCGAGCAGATCACCTATGAAGGCGTCAACCTGCGCTTCGTTCGCGGCTTCGACATCACCAACAACAAGCGTATCAGCCGCTTCGACTTGATGGCCGGCTACGGTGCGCTCAGGCCAGAGTGGGCTGTAAGGGTCGCGGGGTGAGTGTAGTAGGCTAAGTAGCAATGGCGGGGGCTACGGCCCCCACCTCCAACGAATAGGAGAAGCATTATGTCTACATCAGTAATTGACGGCAACATTGCCGGGCTGTACGCGGTCAGTTTGACGCTCGACCCGGCAAGCGTCGCAACCATCACCGCAGCAGAGCAGGATTTCACTGTTCCCGGCGTGCTCCCTGGCGATTTCATTTTCAGCTTTGCGATGCAAACCGCAACGGCTGGTCTCGGTGTCGCCGGCTACCGCGTCAAAGCGGCAAATACCATCTCGGTTACGTTCGTCAACCCGACTGCCGGCGCTATCAACGCTGCTGCCGTCGTGTGCAAGATCATGGTCGCTCGCTTGGATTCTGACGCTGTGGGCGGCCTGCCATCATGATCTATTACCCAAAGTGGCTGTACAGCGCCAGCGGGGCGCAGATCGTTCCTGATGAGGCTGCACACGCCGCCTTGGGTAAGGGTTGGTATGAATCGCCGGTCGATGTGCCGGTTGCCGGTCACGATGCCGTGATTGACCGCCAGGCGCTGATTGATCTGGCGGCGGCAAAGGGCGTCAAGGTCGATAAGCGCTGGTCGGATGAGCGCTTGTCCTCTGAAATCGAGAAGGCTTAAATCATGGGTGTCACAGCACGCGCAACGATTCAAGGCGCTTTGAAGCTTATAGGCGTGCTTGACCCTGCCGAAACCATGCAGTCTGCCGACTCGGACGACGGATTGTTCATGCTCAACAACATGGTTGATGCGTGGAACCTTGAGCGCCTGAGCATCTTCAGCCTGACTGAACTGCCGGTAACGTTCTCGGGAGCGTCGGCTACCATTGGCCCGCTGATGACGGTCAACACGCCGCGCCCGATCCGCATCGAGTCCGCATTTTGGCGTCGCAGCAGCATTGATTACCCTCTCCGTGTTGTCACGGATCAGGAGTACAGCGACATTTCGATGAAGTCGAGCAGCGGCGACCCCGAGGTGATTTACTACGACGCTGGCTCACCAACAGGCAGCGTGTACGTGTGGCCTGTTCCGGCTTCAACCGATTACCGCATTACCGTGCTGAACCAGTTGACCGCGTTCGCTGATCTGGACACGCTGTATGATTTGCCGCAAGGCTACGCCAAGGCGCTGATGTACGCGCTGGCAATCGAACTTGCGCCGCTGTACCAGAAAGAAGCATCTACGACTGTGGCGCGCGTCTACGTTAATGTCATGCGCACGCTCAAGCGGGCAAACGTGGTTGTTCCGATCCTTTGCGCGCCGCTGCCTGGCAACACGGGTAACGACATTGGCAGGATAAATATCCTGAATAACCAATGAGCCAGATTCCCATCGTCGGCCCGTCCTACTTTCTGCGGGTCCGTAAGGCGGACGTACAGCGGTCGGTGAACCTGTTCCCGTCAATCGTGGAATCGGGCACTGGCAAGGCGCCTGCGATCCTGCAATCCATTCCGGGACTTGTGCTGTTCGCCGACACTGGCGCAGAGATTCGGGCGATGCGCACGGCGAAGGATGGGCGCTTGTACGTCGTCAGCGGCCCCGCGTTGAACGAGATTGACAGTGCTGGCGCAATCACCAGCCGGGGCACGCTGACAACCACCACGGGCGCGGCTGACATTGCGCTCAATCTCACAGAATTGATTGTTGTTGATGGACCATACGGTTACACCAGTAATTTCGCGTCGAACGTGTTTGAGCCGATCAATGCGCCTGCCTTCAATGGAAGTGTGCGCGTGTCGGTGCTGAATGGTCGTGCGATCTACGTCAAGCCTGATTCGCAGCAGTTTTCGCTATCGGGTATTGACGACGCGAACCTGATTGATACGCTCGATTTCGCTTCGGCTGAGTCCTCGCCTGACAATATCGTGACGCATATTGTTGATCACGGCCAGGTGTTTTTCTTCGGCGAAAATGGTATTGAGATTTGGGACGACACGGGCGGCACTGACTTTCCACTGTCGCGCAATGAAGGCGCTAAGATCGAGACAGGAACTAGCGCCGCATTCAGCGTCAAGAAGCTGGACAATACCGTTTTCTGGCTCGGGAACGACGAGCGCGGCGGAGGCATCGTGTGGAAGCTTTCCGGATATACGCCGGTACGGATCAGCACGCAGGCTATTGAGGAAATGCTGCAATCGGTCACGGACCTGTCAGGCGCCGTTGCCTACACCTATCAGCAAGACGGTCATTCGTTTTACTGCCTCAACGTGCCGGGGCTAACCACGACCCTGTGCTTTGATGTTGGAACCGGGAACTGGCACGAGCGCGCAGAATTGACGGCTGGTGAATACGCCCAGCATCGCGGCCAGTTCCACGCCTATGCATTCGGCAAGCACCTTATCGGCACGGCAAGCGGCAAGATTTACCAGTACGACCCAACAGCGAATACGAACGCGGGCGATGTGCTTGTACGTGATCGCATCAGCCCGCACCAGGCCACTCCAACTTACAAGCGCCAATTATTCGCGGTTCTGCAAGTCGATTGCGTCATCGGCAAGGGCAAGCCTGATGGCAGCGCGCCGCAACTGATGATGCGCTACTCGAATGATGGCGGCATAGCCTGGGGTAACTGGCGCACAGCCAGCATGGGTGCGATTGGTGAGCGGCGAAACCGCACGATTTACCGTCGCTTAGGCGAAGCGCACGATCGCTGCTGGCATATCCGCTGCACTGAGGATGTGCAATTCGCCATCGTGGGGGCAAACGTCGAATGAGCACTGTCAACCGCCAGCCGCCACGCGTTCCAATGGTCGATCCGAAGACCGGCTTAATTACGCGCGAATGGTACAGATTCTTTTCCGACACGTTCATACGCCTGGGCGGGATTGAAGCGCCGACGAATACCGAGCTTGATATCTCCATGCCGGAAGACTCAGGAGTAGCTGAACTGGAAATGTTCACGCGCTCGATTGATAACGAGTTCTCGCAACTGCCGGCGCATGTCCACCAATTTCCCGACGACTTGACGCAAACGCCTGTGCAAGTGCTCATGGTCGAGGTGGAAGCGTTGCAAATGCAGGTACGGGATATGGGCGAGCAAATCGCCGTCTTGATGGCACAGATTAACGAAGTAAAACAGGGAACCATGCTATGACTGTCACTGCTAAAACACTCGTTGCGTCAAAAATCGCAGAGAATGCGCAGACCACGCAATACACCGCGACCAATGTTCGAACAATCATCGACAAATTCACCGCGACCAACTACAGCGCGGGTGCTATCACGCTGTCGATTAATCTTGTCACTGTGGCCGATACGGCAGGCAATCAAAACTTGATCGTCAAGCTTAAATCGATTGCAGCCGGCGAAACTTACACCTTCCCCGAGATTGTTGGCCATGTGCTGAACGCTGGCGACTTCATCAGCACGATTGCGAGCGCCGCTACTTCGCTTACGATCCGTTCGTCAGGCCGCGAGGTAACGACCTAATGCCGCACATTGGCGAAAAGGCGGAGTTAATCAGCAACAAGGGCGCAGCCATGGGCATCACGCCTGGCGCGTCGCCCTATGCCTATACGGCGCTCGCCAATGGCACCGTAATCGTTAGCGGCGGAACGGTTACAGTAGTAGAATATGGCAGGGCGGCAAGTTTCTATTTAGTCGGCTTGATTGCCGGGACTTTCCGCGTTCTGGCCGGCGATCAGATACGTGTCACCTACGCGGTTGCGCCAACGATGACGTTTATACCGGATTGAGATGGCTGACTATTCCAACAAAAAAGTTGCTGTCAACATTGTTCATGAGCGCGCCGTCAATCGTGCGCCAGCTATAGACAACCCGCTAGCATTTTTGAGTGGGGAAAGCGCAATTGAAACACGCGCAAATATTCTTGAGTTTAAGGACTATTTGCTGTCACTTGAAGGTAGTCAAAAAGAATTTGAAGTCACTCACCATGTTGAAGACGGGGTGTATACAAGGAAGTTGTTTATCCCAAAAGGCCAATTGCTTATTGGCAAGATACACAAAAAAGCATGTATGAATATAGTTGCAAAGGGCGATATCACTGTGATGACAGAGACCGGGTGCGCAAGGGTTGGCGCTGGCTACACAGTGCAATCCCCGGCTGGGCTGATGAAGATCGGCTATGCGCATGAGGACACGATATTTATCAATGTATTCCGTACTGATGAAACGGACATACAGAAGATTGAGGCAGAAATAGCGTGTGAGAGTTTTGAAGAATTAGATGTAGTACATAAACGTTTGGGGGCCTTATGAGTGTTGCATGGGTAGCGGTAGGCGCTTCGGTACTAGGTACTGCTGTATCTGTGAGCGCGTCAAGTAAGGCATCGAAAGCGCAGGCACAGGCGGCAAATTCCGCGAACGCATCAAATGACGCTTCTAGTGCTGCGGCTCTCGATGAAAATCGGCGCCAGTACGACCAGAACCGCACGGATATGTTGCCGACGATGGAGCGCGGCAACCTTGCGGGGAGCCGCCTCCAGGGGCTGATGGGACTGGGCACAGATACTGGCGCTGGCGGATTTGGCTCGCTCATGCAGCCGTTCACAGGAGCGAAACTTGAGCAAGAGCCTGGCTATCAGTTCGGATTGCAGCAGGGACAGCGCGGGCTTGACGCTGGCGCAGCAGCGCGCGGCGGGTACTACAGTGGAGCACAGTTGAAAGCGGCTAGTCGGTATAACAGCGATTACGCAAGCACGAAATACGGCGATGCATACAACCGCTACAACAACGACCAGACCAACACGTTTAACCGCCTTTCAGGCATCGCTGGTTCGGGGCAGCAGGCCACTACGCAAATCGGCCAGCAGGGCGCATCCATGGCCGGGGCGAATGGCCAGATTATGATGAATAACGCCATGAACAACGGCCAGAACACGATGGGAGCAGCCAATGCCCGCGCATCGTCTTATCTGTCGCAAGGGAACGCTCTACAGAATGCATTGAATCAAGGCGTTAGCGCGTGGGGCAATTACAGCAACAGCAGCAGCAATCGCCCGCCGCAACAAGGTGAATATAACTTTATTGGACCAGTGCGATGAGCGGAATTGATAGCAGCATCTACCGACAGTTCGCGCAGCCTGTAAAGTCTGTGCAGGACTATGACAACGAGCGCATGCAGGGGCAGCAGAACCAGCTTGCTCTGTCCTTGCAGCAGCAGAAGGCCGATGAGTACACGCGGGGCGTGGAAAGTGCTAACCGGCTGCGCGGCGCTGTTTCCGGATTCGGGACTGATCGCGCCGCAAACCAGCAAGCGCTGAATAATATTGGCGCTTTGGACGAGGCTGAGAAATACGGTAAGGGCACCCGCGAGGCGGCAAAAGCCGATCTTGAGACCAAGAAAGCCGAGATTGAAAGCCACATGAAGAAGTTCGAGTTGTCAGGCCAAATTATGGCTGGCGTGCGCGATCAAACTACATGGGACCAGGCGCGCGCGCAGACGGCCCAATTGTTTGGACCAGAAGCCGCCGCGCAAATGCCTGCCGCCTATGATCCTCAATTGGTTGAGAGTAAGCGGCAGCAAGCAATGCCCGTGAAAGAGCAGCTTGCAGCGCAGCACCAGAAGATAGCGGATCAATTATCCGCAGACAAATTTGCATACGACAAGACCAACGACGCGGCAAACCGTGGCGTGCAGATTCGCGGGCAGAATCAGACAGCAAATACTGCGGCGGCGCGACTGGCGTATGATAAAAAGCGGGACTCTGAAAAAACCGCTATCGAGCCGAGTTTCGACCCTGAAACCGTTGAGCGCCTGGCAAAGCAAGTAATTCGCGGCGATAGAACCGGGCTTGCAAATATCGGGCGCGGCGCACAAGGCGCGGCAAACCTTACAGCCGTGCAAAACGCTGTTACGCGCGAGAGTATTCGCCAGGGTTTAAGCCCGGAGCAAATCACCGCACAATCGGCCGAACTGGAAGGTTTGCGCACTGGCTTGCGTGCAACTGGAAATATCAGCGCACGCGTGGAAAACGCCGCCGAAGAAGCCGCGCAACTGGCGCCGCTGGCACTGGCCGCATCTAAGGACGTTGCACGTTCTGGCCTGCTGCCATTCGGCAAGGCGCAAATCATGTTCAACACGCAGACCAATGATCCTGCACTTGCGCGCTTTGCAACTGCCAATCTTGGACTTGCAACGGCCTACGCGTCCGCCATGGCGCGAGGCAACAAGCCTACAGTTTCGGATAACGAGCACGCTCGCAGCCTGCTTGCTGAGGCGCAAAGCCAGCAATCGTATGAGGCAAAAGTCAACCAGATGATGGCAGAAATTGAGGCCGCAAAACGGGCGCCGCGTGTTGTGCGCGGGCATCTCACTGGCGAAATTGGCGGTGATAACAAAGGCGGTCATGGAGCGCCGGCTGCTGGTGTCGTCAACTTCGGAGACTTAAAGTAATGGACGTTCGCCTGCCAGATGGAACAGTTATCAAGGGCGTGCCTGAAGGTATGAGCCAGGCCGACTTGACGGCTAAACTTGCGCGCAATGGATACGATGTCTCCAAGTTGGCTGCGCCTGCAACTGGCTCCGCCTACCTGCCAAGTGCATCGCGCGAGCCTGTAGAGGCAGACCCCGGCCCCGATGGCCGATACGCGCCAGGAACCACGCGCCGAACGACGCAAGCGGATATCGACAACGCGGCACGCCTGCGCAACGAAGGCGCAGTACAGCCGAACAACGACAACATGCTTGGACGATTGGTTGGTTCCGTCGAGCCATTTATGACGGTCGGGTCCGGGCTGGTTGGCCAGATTGCGGGCAACTTGGCGGGTGTTGGTCGGTCGATCACTGGCGGCAAGTTTGGCACGCAAGAGGGTGTTAGGCAAGGAAAGCAGGTAGCCGATCAGGTGGCCGGCGCCATGACATACCAGCCACGTACAGATAGCGGCAAAGCCGGGTTGCAAGGTATTGGGCAACTTGTCGCACCCTTGGAGGGCTTGCAAGGAATCGCGGGCGCCCAAGGTTTGCAGATGGCACGCACGGCTGGCGCAAACGCGAACGTGCTGCGCAATATTGCCGGGACAAACGCCGCAGCAATGGCTGCTCAAGACGCAGGACTAGTGGCAGGCGCTCCGAAACTGTCGGTTAATTCACTGGCTAATCTGGTCCGTGAACCAAAGCCTGCAATGGCTGGTGTCGGCGCAGCGGCAACCGCAGAGGAAGCTTTGCGCGCACAGCGCTTTGCCAACATGCGCGCTCCAATGACCCCAACAAAGGGGATTCTGTCACGGTCGATTGATGACGTGCAGTTTGAGCGCGAAGCCGCCAAGCGACCTGAAGGAAAAGCGCTGGACGCACGCTATGCGAATCTGAACGAAGGCATGGGTCGGCACATGGACGCGCTGATCGAGGAAACAGGTTCGACAGCTGTCAGCCGGCGTGCGACCGGGAAATCGGTCACTGCTGCGATTGAGGCTAAAAAGGCAGCCAAGAAAGCCGAAGTCGATACCGCTTACAAAGCGGCACGCGAAAGCGGCGACATGGCCGAACAGATCGATGTGCAGCCTATCCTTGATTTCGTTGGAAAGAACCGATCTGCGGCCCGAAACGCGGGAATTCTGCATTCAATCGAAGACGAAGCCAACCGCTTGGCCGGCAACACCGGGAAAATCTCGCTCAACGACATGGAAGAATTGCGCAAGATGGTGAACAACCTATCCGAGCCTGGCAAGCCGAACGGCCATTACGGCGGGCAGGCGATCAAGCTGATCGATAAAATCAGCGAAGGCAAGGGAGGCCCGCAATACCAGCAGGCGCGCCGGCTGAACGAAAACATGATGAAGGAATTTTCAGACCGTGACGTGATCGACAAGATGCTGCGTACCAAGCGTGGTACTAGTGATCGCGCCGTTGCGTATGAGGACGTGGCAAAGCACATCATCAGTAACGGAAGTCTTGACGACATGAAACACGCCTTCCGCGTTCTGGAAGCGCACCCAGCCGGCACCGCGCCGGAAATCGTGGCGGCTGGTCAGCAGGCCGCACGCGATTTGCGCGGCGCGGCGATGGCCGATATTAAGAAGCGACTTTTCAGCAATGCTGGCGCCAACAGCGCAGGCAAGACGGTAGGGTCAGAAGCGAAAATGAAGGCCATCATTTCCGAACTGGACGACGAAGGAAAGCTGGAATACCTGTACGGCAAAAAGGGCGCTCAGGAAATCCGCGACACGCTGGATGTGGCAACGGACATTTACACTACGCCAGCCGGCACCGTGAACAGTTCGAACACCGCCAGCGCGCTAGAGCGGGTGCTATCACGCGCAGAAGGTATGGTTGGAGGTACGCCGGTTATCGGGCATGCGCTGCGCTATGGAGCCAAGAAACTGGAATCCAGGGCGATGACAAAACGTGTAAATAACGCATTGAATCCTCAAAAGCCGAGCAGCAACCGCTTGCAAGACGCAGCAGATAACAACTAGGGCACATATGACACAGCAAATCATCGGCGGCAAATTCATCGCGGACTATCCAGACCTGATTACGGGCGCGCTCAAGCCTGCTGCCGGCTACAGTCTGTACACGTACCTGTCAGGGACTGTCACGCTGGCGGCGACGTATAGCGATGCACCATTGTCCGCATCGAACACAAACCCTGTCACGCTCGATACAAGGGGCGAGGCATCCGTGTTCCTGACCCCTGGCATTGCTTATACGCTGGTGCTCAAAAGCGGAACGGGCGCAACCATCTGGACGCGCGACGGCATTATCGCGGCTGTATCTCCTGCTGACTTAGCGGGAAGCACTGGCGCGGGTATGCTTGGTTTTCTGTATGCGGCTGTGTATAGTGCCGGAACCATCGGGAAATGGCTGCAAGACTTGGCAACGTCCGCTGGCTCGTCGTTCATTGGCTTTATCCAGGGCGGTGCAGGGGCGAATGCGCGAACTGTGCAGTCAAAGTTGCGCGAGCGCGTGTCCGTTACTGATTTCATGACCGCAGAACAGGTTGCCGACTCGGCCACCGGCACGCCTACGCTAGACGCCACAGCGGCGCTGCAAGCGGCGACCAATGCAATGTTCTTGCTGGGCGGTGGAGAAGTAATCATAAATTGCGTGCTGCTACTCAAGGGTAGTGGGGGCGTCATCGGCGGGCGCATCACAGACGGTATCAAGCTGGAAAGCGGCGTTTCATACCGATGGACAGGGCTGGGCGAGGTTCGCCTCGATCCTTCGTGCGTAATCGGGTTCACCACGCGACTTCTGGCGGCCGTTACCAGTCTGGAAAGCGCGCCACGCGACATCAATTTTATCAACCCGTACATCACCCGGCCCGGCTCGGCCTGGAATGCGGCATTGGAAAACACGGCGCTGATCTACATCGGCGCTGTTAATCGCTGCAAAATCATCAACGGTCGCTTTGTCGGCTGGCCGGGCGATGCAATCACGCTCGGCATCAACGACAACAATACGCTGTCTGCTGTGCTGGAAACCTTCGTCAACGATGTCGAAATTTCTGGCTGCATCTTTGACGGCGTGAACAAGGACAACCGGCAGGCAATATCGGTTCTGGAAGGTACGAACATTTCGATTCACCATAATTCGATCTACCGCACGACGCGCACCGCTGCTCCGGCGATGCCTGGCGCTATCGACATCGAGCCTATCTTGGCTAGTGCAAAAATCCGAAACATTCGCATCCACGACAACACGTTCGATGATATTGGCGGCGCAACAGGCGTTGTCGGCTTTGCTTTGAGCGCAGCGCTGACCGTCCCAGCGCGAGAAATGCACGTGTACCGCAACACGTTCCGCAATATTACAGGAGTGTCCGATTTCTATTTTATTGGCCGCAGCGCCGCTGATCATACCGCAGTCGCCTCTGACAGCCCGATCAATGCCAGCTTCACAGACAATGTTCAGGAAGATTCCGGCGTTGGTGTAATGAATCGTCGCTGGTACGTGGGCGGTGTGCGCGGAATGGATATCTCCCGCAATGATGTTGGAGCATCAAATGCACAGGCGCTAATCGGCTACGATGACGGCGGTGTCGGGCGATACCCTATTGAAAACTTGACTATGAACGGCAACAAGGTCCGAGACTGGCGCATCGAAGGCACGATTTTTGACACGCCGATTGTGTTCTTCGGCGGTATTCTTGGTGGTTCTGTGAAGATGAATTATTTTCACAATACCGGGAATCTTCTGGCTGGCGCTCCGCAGCGCATGACGGTTATGAGTTTTGCCACCCAGGGGCTGCGCTCGAAAAATATCGATCTATGCAACAATGAATTTGTGAACACAACGACGTTCGCAAGCACCTCGTTTCCTATGTACGCTCCCGCGCTTGACAATCCTCTTACAATCACAGCGCGAGAAAACACGTTCTACGGTATGGGCGCCAATGCCTTCAACAGCGCAAGTTCTCTGTATGCGCAGGTGAATGGTGATTACTATGTTGGCGTGGTGACAATACCATCTACGACCACGCCGAACGTCGCCGCAGCAGCCATCCTGAACGCCACTACCGGCGACACGTTCACCAATTTTGTCAACGGCAAGGACGGCCAGCGAATCACGATCATTGCCACCGGCAGCGGCTGCACTGTGCAGCATAACGCTGTCACGATCTACACGGCTACGGCTGCTAACGTTGTGGTGGGGGCTGGCAAGTCTATTTCGCTGGTCAACCGCTCGGGCGTCTGGTTCCAAGACTAAACCCCTGTTTAAACGAGTAAATTGATTTAACCAAAGGAGAACTACCATGCATCAGATTCAAATGGCCGGCAACGGCGAACCACCGAAGCCGAAGACCACGCCGAAGAAGCCGCCGAAGAAATGACTTCCTACGCGGTCCTGCTGTGCTTGGCCTTGGCGCTGAACGCAGCAGATAAAAGCATGCTCGCGCTGGCGCTAGTCGTCGGCGCGGGTATTTTCTTCCCGGTTCCTGACGCGCTGTTTTACCTTGTTTGCATGCTGGTTGAATTGCTTGTCGGCTTGCTGGCAAACAGGATCGGCGCGCAGGCGTCACCGCTAGTCGTCCGTATGTCGGCGCTGCTATTCGTGTTTCATGGGCTTGGGTGGCTTCTGGATGGCTACCCATCGGCTTCGCCGTACCATGCTGGCGTAAAATTCCTTGAGCACGCAGAGTTGATTGTGTGCATTTTTCTATCTGGTCCAATCGTAAAGAGGCTCCATCATGCTTGACCCGTCAAACCCAATCCCTTGGATTATCGGCATGTTGGTTCTGGTGCTGGCCTATTTCCTTAAGGACGCGCACACGCAAATCAAGATTGGCCTTGAGCAAAAGGCCACGCTAAAAGCGCTGGAGGAAGCGAAAGAGGCATGGCGCTCTGACCTGCGCGACCAGTCGGAGCGGCACCAGCGCGAAACAGCGCGGCTTGAAGTGCAATATGAGCAGAAATTTGCTGCTGTCGTGAGCCAGTTCCAGGACAGAATGGACAGCATCGAAAAGCACTTGGCCGACAAGATGTCAACAATTCTGCACATCATCGAGCGGAGAACGCCATGAACATCGACAAGCTGAAAGCGCAGCTCACGATTGACGAGGGGCGCAAGAAGCGCATCTATGTTGATACGATGAACAAGATTACGGCCGGCGTCGGGCGCAACCTGACAGACCGCGATTTCTCCGATGACGAAATCGACCTCATGCTGACCAACGACATTGAGCTAGTCGAGCGGCAGCTTGATATCGAGCTTCCTTGGTGGCGCTCCATGAACGAAGCGCGTCAGACCGTGCTTGCCAACATGGCGTTCAACATGGGGATAGCTGGCCTGCTCAAGTTCAAGAACACTCTTGCTGCCATGCTTGGCGGTCGCTATGACGACGCCGCCAAGGGCATGCTCGACTCGCTTTGGTCGCGTCAAGTCGGTGCTCGAGCGCAGCGCCTGGCCGCGATCATGCGCACGGGTGAATTTCCATGAACATCGTCACGCACATCATTGCCATGATCATCGGCTTCTGCATCGGCGTCCGCGCTGTTTGCTGGGTGTTTGAGGTGAACATGAGCACCCTGCGCGACATTCTCAATCAAACCACGAAAGGTTGATCATGATTCCCCTTATCCCATTGGCACTGCAACTGGCTCAATTCGCCCCCGGCATCATCAAGCTCATCACTGGTAACGATAAGGCGGGCGAAGTCGCCGGCCACGTGCTCGACATTGCAAAGGTCGTGACCGGTGCGCCGACAGAAGAAAAAGCCGTTGCTGCGATCCAGATTGACCCAGCCAAGGCGCTCGATTTCCAACTTGCCATGGAAGACCGGCAGCAGGCGCTGGAAAACATGTACCTGCTCGATGTTCAAGACGCACGCAAACGCGATGTAGAGTTGGCAAAAACTGGTCAGGTTAATTACCGTGCAAATGCCCTTGCGGCAGGCGCGGGGATGCTGGTGATGTTCTGTCTTCTAATCGTCGTATGGGCAAGCCAGATGGACGACTTCGCAAAAGCGACAATCACGCTTATCTGTGGTCGCGCGCTGGGATGGGTGGAGCAAATATTTAGTTTTGAATTTGGCACCACCCGGGCGAACAAGACAAAGGACGACACGATTAACAACCTGACGAAGTAGCACCTTCCGCCGCCTCATCCTGCCCCGGCCCGTCCTCCGTCCGCTCGCAGTCGCACGGCTCGGTATTGCATGCCGGGCAAATAAGCGGGACGTTGGCAAAAGCCTTGTCCCAGTTGCTGACGAACTGGTCGCGCGTGATTGCCATCGGTACGCGCTTGTCGCCCTTGCCTGCCTCATGTGCCATCGCTCGACTCCTTCCCTGTCAGTTCCAGCCACAGCGCCGAGCCGATGTGCTCGTCCACCATGCGCGCCATCGCGCAAGTCTTTTCCACCACATCGACAATCTCGAAGCCCGAGCGCGAGCTAAAGCCCATGGAATGCGCGATGCTGAAAATCGCAGTCTCCCAGCGGTCTTTGCGCACGATTTTGCCATCGTCGCGGAACTCGTAATCCTCTACCTTGGCGCCCCAAAACTCAGGCTGCCTGAAATCCAGTTCGGTCACTTCGCGCATCACTCCCCCTCTGGCTGCAATGCAGCGATAGCCGGTTCTGGGCGAGTGGCGCGCGGCGCTTTCCAGTGGTCGGATGGGATCATGTCGTTACATTGCGCGCAGATCGAGTGAGTGATTTGTGATCCGGTGTAAAAGTCTCGCCAATCGCACTTCCCGCACCTACATTGAGCGGGCGTCTGCTCATCAATTTTCATGATCCGCGCCATCAAGTAATTGGACAGGTCCATAGATTCTTCGATGGCGTGCTGCAAAATCTCGCGCTCGGAATAGTCCATGTTGTGCAAGGTGTCGCCGTACTTCTTGATACCCAATTGCGAGCGCTTGAGCAGTGCGGTGCGAACAGCCTCAACTACTGGATCAATCAACGCATCCTTCGCATCTGCCACGCTGTCAATGCCCTGCTCGTAAAGTGGCACGGTGCGGTTGCCAAACATGGTTCCCGATGCTGGTAGCGCCGCGCCGGTTGCCTTCGTGTGGTCCAGTTCAAAGCGGTTCACGTAGGCTACTGGGTTGGCCTCTATGGCCGCGCTGTCAATGCTCGGTGCACTGGCCAATAGCCGCTCGGCGTCTTCGATGTGGCCCGTGTACGTGTGTACGCCTGTGCTCTTGGTGTACTCGGAAACGAAGCCAGCGGCCATCATTGCACGGTGCGCGCCGCCTTGTTTGACAGGGGCAATGCTCGGTGCACCCGTCGCTGTGTCGATCAAGTCCTGCAAGCGCGCGACCTCTTTGCGCCAGTCGGCTACTTGGCGGTCGAGAACAGGGGCAATGCTCGGTGCTACCTCCGGGGCTTGCGGTGCTACCTCCGGACCTACCGCGCTAAGCTCCGGAGATAACGGGGCAATGCTCGGTGCGCGATCCGGGGCAGCTTGCTTGGCAAGCATGGCCTTCAAGTGCGCGATCTGCCCATCCTTCGCCTCGACCAGCGTTGCGTATGCGATCAGGCGCTTCTGCACGGACGATGAAGGCTCGGCGGTTTGCATTGCTGCACGCCGGTTGAGCGGGTCGAGCAATTCATCAAGCAGGAATTGCGCGTCTGACAGGCATTGCAGGCCGTCGCCGGTCGTGCGGATAGTCCACGGCTCCATTCCGATGACTTGGCCGTGTACGCCGCCACCGGGGCGCTTGGAGTTGTACAGCGCGTCCAGTTGCTTGATGATTTCGCAGGCGCGTTCTTGCTGCGCTTCCCGCTCAGCGCTTGTTGGTGCGTGGGATTTCATTCCTTGCCTTTCGCGGCCAGCTTGGCCTGTTTGGTTGCTTCCACTTCATCGTTCCAGCGCTGGCGCTCGGTACGCTTATCGGCGATGGCTACCTGCTCGCGGGTTCGGATTGGCTCCGCGCGCCGCGTCCTGCTGGCGCCGAGGCTGGCTATCGACAATGCTGCCATCAGTGCCAAGGACTCGGCGCCATCGCTATACATTGAGCGGCTCATTGCGCCCCCTTCGCTGCGCTACTGGTGGCAAGAATGCGGATTTCCTCGGCCAGTTCGACAAGGCTGCTGTGATAGTCGCGGCCCGCCTCGCCATAGTGGAACACGGTGCAGCCGGTGTCGGGGTCCTGGTCGGCGTGGTTGTTGAGGTAGACATTCGCCTTCGTGTCGATGTAGTTCGCGGCATCAATCGCGCTCGGCTCGGCGCTCTCCGGTGCAGCGCGGGATTTGCTGAACATTTCGTGTTTCAGCGCCTGCATGCTGCTCGCAAGCGTGTAGCACGCCTGACGGTAGTCGCCGCTTGTTCCTTCAGCGATGTACAGGCACATCTTGTGCGCTTCTTCCAGCGCCGCATCCCTCGCGCTCACATCGGGCTGGGGCGCAATGAAGCGCGTCACAGTGTCGGTGTCGTGGATATTCTTCATCAGCGTTTCGCGGTACTCGCTCCGGGTGAAGATCAGCAACGAGCCGTCATCGCCTTCCAGCCATTGCACCGCACCGTATTGCTTGGCTTGCTTGCACGCATTCCAGAACTCATGCGCCGCGCTCAACAGTTGATTGCACGCGTCTAGTTGCGGATCATCGGGCTGGGGCGCTGCAACTGGCGAGCGAGCGGCAATGTAGGTGAAGATTGCCGACTTAGCAGCATCAGCTCGCGCTGGCGTTTCGCCGTGATAAATTGCAGCGGCGTACCGATACAGCAACTTCCCGAACTCCGCATCATCCCCGATGCTCGGCAACTCGCTCGCCTTGACCTCGGGCGCAGCCAGTTCCAGCACCTTGCGTGCCACATACAGTTCTTTCGATATCTCGACCACTGGCTTTTCAAGCGCGCGGTTCCATTTCAGAAATTTATGCCCCACGTTAGCGACATGGCCCGCGCCAGCCAGCCACGTCGCAAATGGCTGCACCTTACCGGAACCCACTGGCGCAGCTTGTACAGCCGGGGCGACATAGCCACTGTGCTTGTCGGCGTCGTAGTCGAGGATGTGTGGCTTCTTTTCGATCTCTCCGATCAGGAAGCGCATGCAATCCGCCTCGTAGCGGACGCGCTCGGGGTACTCGGAACGCGAGAAGCAGTAGCCATTGGTCAAACTAGTGAGCACGCCGCCAAACGAGGCATGATCCTTGCGCTTCAGGGTGGCCGTAAAGTTCGACTTACCGTTCGACTCTGGCATCGAGCCATACCATACGGTCAGCTCGGGCGCAGCTTGTACAGCCTCCAACTCCGCTATGCGAGCGCCGCGCTTCCAGCATTCCTGCTGACAGTCTTTCAGCAACTGGTGTGTGTCATCGGGCGCAGCTTGTACAGGTGCTGCCGGGTGCGTGTAGACGATACGCCGCACACATTGGGGAGACGCATCGTGCTCAGACTTAGCCACGTCATGCCACACCTTCCCGCCAGAACGAGGACTTGGGACGGCTAGCTGGTAGATGGCATCGCCAGCAGGTTGAATAGCTGCGCGCTCGGTGGCGTCGGCCTCAACCACATCAGCAGCCTGCTTTACGCCAGCGCGCCATCCTTCGACATAAGCCCCTGCACGGGCAGTGTCAGTGTAGTAGGTACAGAAGCCCGTCATTGACAGGATTCTATCGCGCAGGATGGCCGCAGCTTGATTTGTGGTGGTCATGATTATGCTTTCGATGGGGTGATGTGGCGAGCGGTCTCGGTGTGACTCAGCGATGCGAGCAAGCAGGCAGCTTCAGCCATGATCTGCCGGGCATCTTCATTTTCGGCGATGTTCTGGCTGGCATTCATCAGGCGTGTTTGCAGATCGCGGCTCCAATCGATATCCGCATCCGTCAATTCCCGCGCCTCGGTCGGCTTGGCCTCTTGTGCCGGTGCAGCGGCGAGCAGCGCGATAATGTGCGCTTCCTCGTCGGCACTCAGGTTGACGCACTGTCCAAGCGCAGGCCCGCCCATTTCGCCGCCCGACACCTCGTACACGACAACGCCAGCTTCGTAGCGGTCGAACATGAGCGCCAGGGCCGCGTGCAAGTCGGTCGGCTTGGCCTGCTCTTGCTGCGCGGCCCCGACATAAAGCGGCGTCGTGCTACGGCCCCACTTGTGCGTGGTTGCAGCGAGATTGATCAGCTTGACGCCATCGTACATCTCCGTTTCGATCCAGTCGCCCGATCCGGGAGTAGCGTCGAACCACAGCAAAGGCGCGCTTGGCTCGCTGCTAGCCTGCGCAGGGGCTGCGAGGGCGGCGCGCATCTGTGCAATCTCGGTGTCACGGTCAGCGAGCACGGACTGGTGCGCCTTGATCGTGGTGTTCTTCTCGCGGATCAGTGACACTACGCCGTGCTTTTCCATTTTCGTGAAATCGGCCAATGACAATTCGGCGCTCTGGATGGGCGCAGGCGCTGCGCTGTCCTCGCTACTAGGTGCAGCGCCGCCAGCATGGAAGCCCGCGATGAAGCTCGGGATCACAGCCAATCCCGGCATGCCGATAATCTTGGCCTGCTCGGCGCGGTGCCGTTCAAACGCGATGAGCGCCGGTATGTCGCTTGATGGAAGCTTGTAGTGCACTGCCGCAAAGGTGGCATCTTTTACCTCGACAGGCGTCGCATCGGGGAACTGGTCTGCTGTTGCAAGGTTTGCGCGCACTTCTTCGGCCTCTTGCACTGCAAGCTTGTAGAGTGGGCCGTCTTGGTTCCAGCGCTGAGCGTCCAGAAGCTTGGTCAGCGCCTTGCGCAGCATGTCGTTATTCATTGTCGGCTTTCGGTGGGGTGGTGGATGCGAGGGCGCGGATAGCGGCGGCGAGGTCTTCGGCGGCCGACATGCGACCGAACGCCATGTCAGACGCTCGGCTATTGTTTTCGGCGGCCTTGACCCGTGTCTTTGCAGCCTCCGCTTCGCAAAGCTCTGCCGCTTCCAGCACCTTGGCGCGGCTGTCCTCGCTACGGGGGCGGCTGTCGATGAACTGCACCAGCGCGTCCTGCGCCTTGTGACCGTGCGTTTCCGCGTAGCAGGCGTAGAGCAAGTCGCGGAACTCCGGCGTGTCGATGCTCGCGCCCTGTCCGCTCACTGGCGCAGCAGCACGGGCAGCGAGCATCGCCAGCAACTGCTTGGCGCGCTCGGCCCTTGGTGCCTCTTTGCGCGATCCACCGGCCATCGTCACATTGATTTCGTCGCAGTTGACGTCGTACTCGTTCAGGCGGTACAGCAGCGAATCAACGATCAGCCAGTCAGTCGGCACGCTCTGCTGGGCTTGCGCTACAGGGGCACCAAGCGCCGCAGGAACATCAATACTGCAAGCGACGCGGATAGCCTCACGGTTCTCAGCGGTCGGGCTGGCAGCGTAGACAGTCAAAGCGGCGTTGAGGTTCGGTAAGTTCATTTGATCATCTCTCCGGGGTGGTTTTATTCGATGGGTAATAGTAACGCTTTTATTGGGCGTCAACAAGCTTTATTCGCGTTACTTCTTTACGCGTGTATAATCGGCGCATGGATACTGAAAAACGCTCACGCGGACGGCCCGCCAAATCTGCCGACGAACTCATGGTGAATATCTCCCTCAGGCTAACGCCTGCGCTAAAGGAGAAGGTCAAGGCTCACGGGCAGAGATGGGCGCGCGAGGCCATCGCCAAAGCCAAGCCGCCCAAGCCTAAGCCAGATTAGCGCGCGCCACCCCAAATAGCGCTTCAACTAGCGCATCCCGAACATGGTTCAGCGGGTACACCTTCAGCGTCTTCTGCGATGAGCGGTCGCACGCTGTATCGGATTTACCGTTGCCTAAGCTGTAAAGCGCAGCGGTCGGAGCGCCGCAATAGCCTTTCACCAGCACCGATTGCACAAGACCTTCGTTCGTCATGCGGTGCAGGTAGTCGCGCAGCGTGGACGGCTTGCAGTCGAGCGCCTCGCCCATTTCCTTGACGGTCATTGACTTCACGGTCAGCAACTCAATCATGCGGGCGCGCAGCTTGTCGGCGTTGGCGCGCTCTGTGGCACGGTCGCATTTCTTCGGGCCGCGCTTGATGACGCAGCGATTCGGCGTAGCAGTCATTGTGCAACCCTCCAAGCTAAGAATGGTTCTCGGATAAGCGTGTGAAAACGCGTTGCGGCGATCTTGTTCGTGTCCAATTCCTTGCGGCTCTGGATGCTGCATAAACCGCAAATCAAGTCTTTTGCGTGCTGCTCGGTTTGGCATATTCCAAGCTGCTGCGCGTGGAGCCAATCCTGAAACTGTCGATCAGCGCAGAACGTGCAAGCCATGATGCAAAGCTCGCCTGGCTTCGTCTTCGGTGCGGCGGGCGCTGGCGATTGCTCCGCATCGTCATCAACCTGCACCATGATTGCTGCGATGCGCTGGCCGGCCATACCCTTCTTCGCTAGCGTCAGGTCTTTGAAGCCGTTCAAGTCGCCTACGTCAGCAAGTTGAAACGTCACCGTTGCGCCGCCCGTCGAAGTCTCGGACCAACGCAGTAATTGCAGTTCTCCGCGAAAGATCGTCATTCAGACCCCCATGCCTGCGCGTACAGGTCGAACTTTTGCTGCGACAGCGCCACGATAGATTGCGTGCATGCCTCAATATCATCCATAGCGGAGCGAGCTGCCAGCGTGTACATTTCAGCGCCGATTGGCACATGCGCTCCCCCTGGCTGCATGTGAGCCAGAATTTTGGTGGCTACCGTATGCAATTCGCCGCACAGAGTGGCAAGGCGCTTTTTCTCATCGCTAAGGCGCGCATTCACCGTTGAGTACGCACCTCGCGCCATCAGCGTTTCATCGTCAATCTTGGTCAGGTCGATCATGTTCGTTGGCGGGAGTTACCCCGCCCCTTATGGTGGATTAGAACGGAATATCGTCGTCAATGAACGGATCGGCATCTGGTGCGCGCTGCGGCTTGGCAGCAGGCTTTGGCGTGTCGCGCTGGCCGGTGCCTCCCTGATAGCCTTCGTTGCCGCTGCTCTCGCGCTTGCCACCTTGCAGGGCCACATCGGCCACGCGGATATCCATCGCCTTGCGCTTGTTGCCATCCTTGTCAGTCCACTCACGCTCAGTGATCGTGCCGCCAACTGTTACGGCCTGGCCTTTGGTCAGATATTGGGCGAGGGATTCGCCGCGCTTGCCGTAGATGGAGCAATTCCACCAGATGGTGGGTTTGTCGCGCCCTTGGCTATCTGCCACGC